CCATACAGTTGTTGTATGAATTCAGCACGTTGCTTGGGATCGTTGCGCACCTGATTCCACAGAGCACGACAAGGTGTACCGTGGCTAACATCATAGCTCTTGCCACCAATGGTAATTTGTTTGGCTCTTTCTTCTGCAATGATAACATAGCCATGCTGATCAGCTGTTACCAACTGACTCATGTCTTCGGGCATTTTTTGGAAGTAGCTTGGGGTGCCGTCTTTTTTGGTACTGCCTGGGTTTAATCGTTGTGCGTCTGGAGCACCAACTGCGGTAATAAAAATCACATTATCTTTTTGGCTTTGAAACGCATCAGGCACATCGTATACCTTACTGCTTTCAATTATGCTGTGATCCTGTATGCCCGCGGCATGCATGAAGCGAACTTTGTCGCTGAAATTAAAGGGGCTTTTTTCACTGTCGGTTTTGTTGCCTGTAACAATGTATACATTGTCGCTGCCAAAACGTGCTTGCAAGCTGGCAAACACATCAGCATGTCCTTGGTGGAAAGGCTGAAAACGACCGGGGTATGTAACCACCAGTCGTTTTGCATCTGATTCAAATAGGTCTACGATAAACATTGTGATCTCGCGTGTATCACAATATTTATGCTTTTTGGAGACTGCCCCGTTATTGTGGGGAAGCCATCTTGGTGATATCTAGCTTGCTAATATCACCCGCAAATTCATAGTGTCCTACGTGATTTAGCAGGGTTTTACTGTGTGCCCAGATCTCACCACCCAGTGCTTGCCAGCGACGGCAGAATGTCCAGTCTTCGCTCAAATAGTGACCTTTTTCGTCAATAATTGTGTCAAAAATACTGTACATCATTGGCTCGTACTGCTTGCCCAGTCCAATATCGTCCACATACTTGGTTTCAGGATGTGCTACAATCAGCTTCTCGTACACATGGCGCTTGAATAACAAGAAGCCTGTGCCCATGGTATCAACGGTGTAGATGTCACCCTGTACAGTTACAGTAGGCTTGAGGTTAATAACATAGTTGATTGGCAATGCTTTCTTAGGATACAATCCACCAATAACATCCTTGTCATGTGCAATCATCTGGAAGATGCTTTCTGGTTGGAAGCGGATGTCTGCATCAATGAACATGAAATGAGTGGCTTGATTATTAGTCATCATTTTGGCCATCAAGTTGTTACGAGCACGAGTCACTAGGCTCTCGTTAACCATAGTGTCTAGGCTCCAGTTCAGTTTCAGCTGGCTGGCCATTAGCACAAACCGCAAGAAGCTGGTCATTGTGGGTTCAGATACCATGCCACCGTAGCAAGGAATACCAATATGCAGGTGTACTTTAGAGAAGTCAAACTGCTGGCCTGGGCCAGTCTGTTGTGTTTGCTGTACTCTAGCAATTTCGTCAAGCACAGCTCGTTGCTGTGATGTTCCGGGTGGACCGGCTTCAACTGCTGGAGCAGCAGGCGCTGTCGCACCCACAGCCGCGGCTGCTTCTTGTTGGGCAGCAGGACTGCCAGGAATTACAATTTTTTTACCCTTGCGTGGGTTGTTTTGATTTGACATGTGGTCCTCTTTGAAAATCAGTATACGTATTTAACAGCGGCCTCATTACCGCTGTAAATTTATGCTCTATTGGCTTCTACAACAATACCGGCACCTGCAAGTTCTTCTGCAACTGAAGCCAGAGCTGACACAATGTCATCTGTTGCAATAGCATCTGCTGGTGCGTTGTCTTTTACCAATTTGCTTAGTGTAATAACAATTACCTCTTCGTGTATTTTGGCCATTTTAGTCTCCTGAATAATAACTATACATTATTTATTCCTTGGGGGCAAGGTGATATTCTTCTGTTGCTCTCACAAGCATTGGTGAAATCAAGCCTAACATGGTCAAAATACTTCTATCCTTTGTATAAAAATAACAGTTCCAAACGCTTTCGTATTCTTTACTAAATGATTCTACGAAATGTTTTGGCAAATACACTTCATCTGGCATGTTGGTCAAATAATTCAACACCTGACTCTTGGTCTGCAGATTATAGCGACCCTCACGTATGTGTACTTTAATCGGATAATCCGTGGGCCTTCGACTAACAGTATAACCCTGAGCAAGCAGATTGAACTGTTCAGCAGTTTGGGGTCTATTGAGAGCTATGATGTGATGATTGTCATCGTTTTCGATCTCGAGAGCAAATCTATAAAGGTCTTCTTCGTTGACAGCATATATCTGGAACGTTGGTTCTTCGATTCGAATTTTAAGATTGGGGTGATTTTTTTGAGCCGTTCGTACTTTGCTCAACAGCTCAAGGTCTTGATCAGTTGTATCCTTTGACCAATTGTAACGCCAACTGCCGCCAAAGTTTACCTTACGCTGTTGGTTGTATTTTTTACGATCCTCTGCTTGTGACACAAGAGACAGCTCAGGATGTCGTAGGAATCCGCTTCCATTAATCTTCACTTCGAGTCTGTAGTAATACTGGTTGTAGAATCTCTTATTCACATTGTGAATGCGAATATTAGGATTCAACTTGGTCCAAGACAATATATCCATTAGAATCAATCATAGGTAAGGTTGCAAGTACAGTGGTTTGTGTGTCAAATACTATTTGGTTGTTAACATAATCAACTGTGATCGTGTTACCGGTTGGAATAGATTCAAACAACATTTTTTTGCTTAGTGGAACTTTGATCAAGTCATTGATCTTCCGAGCCAATGGCCTGGCGCCCATTTTGGCATCAAAACCTTCTTTGACCAAGAAGTCAACTGCTGGCTCTGTTAGTCGTACACGGATCTGCTTGTCAACCAACAGCTCATTCATCTCATTGATAAACTTCACAACGATCTTCTTCATGCTCAGCTGATCCAGTTTGTTAAACTTGCAGATAGCGTCCAGTCTATTGCGAAACTCTGGTTTGAAGAAGTCTTTTACAGCCTTGTCATCCTCGCCAGATTTTTCCAATGATCGACCAAAGCCAATGTTGTTGCGTTCGTTGTCGGCTGCACCTAGGTTACTGGTTAGAATAATTATACAGTTACGGCAGTCGGCTTTTTTGCCATTGCTGGCTGTGATCAGGCCTTCGTCCATCATGGTAAGCAAGATGTTGGTAACATCTGGGTGTGCTTTTTCAACTTCGTCAAACAAGATAACTGCATTAGGATTCTTTTCAATATCACTGATCAGCAGTCCGCCACCTAGATTGCCATCCTCATAACCTACATACCCTGGGGGCGCACCAATTAGGCGGGAGACACTATGCTTCTCCTGGTACTCGCTCATATCATATCGTAATAGTTTCATCCCAAGGTTTTCGGTTAATAATTTGGCTAACTCTGTCTTACCTGTTCCTGTTGGTCCTAGGAACAAGAAACTGCCTACAGGTTTGTTCAACGATTTTAATCCTGCACGACTAACATAGATCTTTTCTAGCACTTTGTCAACAGATTCGTTTTGTCCGTAAAGATTGTCTTTGATCTTGAGTTCTAATCCCACTAGGCTAGAACTGTTTTCAGCAGTGACAATTTGATCAACTGGCAGTTTAGTAAATTTACTAAGGGCATCTACAATGTGAGACCGTCCGGCGGTCCAATCAACTTGGTAGATTTTTAATTTAGCACAAGCAGTATCAATAAGATCAATGGCCTTGTCTGGCAACTTCTTGTCTGTCTGATAGCGTACACTTAGATCAACTGCGGCATCAATCGCATCATCATCAATGGTGCCACCATGGAATTCTTCAAAGTGTTTGCGCAGACCACGCAGGATATCTTTTGCCACAGCAGGAGTAGGTTCATCCACAGTCATACGATAGAAGCGGCGCATCAGCGCACGATCTTTCTCAAAGGATTGTGTGTATTCTTCCCACGTGGTTGATGCAATGACCTTGATACGACCCTTGGTCAATGCAGGTTTGATCATGTTGGCAAAGTCCACACTGCTCTGACTACCGCCGCCTGCGCCACGCATCTGATGGGCTTCGTCAATGAACAGAATACAGTTACCCTTGGCGGCCAATGCCTTTAGCACCTCTTTGAGTTTTTCTTCAAACTCTCCGCGATACTTGCTACCAGCAAGTAAACTACCAATGTCAAGATTATACACAGTAAAGTTTCGTAGATAATCTGGAACTTCACCATCTACGATCTTTTTAGCTAATCCTTCTGCAATAGCAGTTTTACCCACGCCAGGGTCGCCTACCATGAGCACGTTTGATTTATTGCGCTTGGCCAACACATGAGAAATTTCTTCTAGTTCGTATTCGCGACCAATCACAGGATCAATCTTACCATCCTTGGCCTGCTGGTTTAGGTCTTCGCAGTATTCTTTGAGAATCTCATCAGCACGTTGCTTGGTTGCATTCTTGCGACCTTTGCCTTCATGATAATTGGCATTATAGAATTCAACTATCTTGTTTCTATCCAGCCCGTGTTTGGCCATAAAATAAGTAGAATGGCTGTTGCTCTCTCCATGCATGCTGAGAAACAGATCAAGCACCTGCATGTAATTGCGTCCGCTAAACAGTACTTGTGTTAGCGCACGATTAAACACACGTTCCAGTGCATGAGTTTTTTTAGGCTGTGAGTCAAGATGTTTACTAACTAGATAATCTGCATGGTCATGGAAATCGTTAATATCTTTGATCAAGAAATTCACGTCCACACCAAAAGTTACCAATAGTTCGTTAAACGGTTTATAAGTTACGATAGCATGTAATAGGTGCTCTAGAGTCACATACTCATGATTGTATTTTTTAGCGTTGTCTGTTGCGGCGCTGATAATAACTTCAATTTCAGGATTTGGTTGTATCATTTGTGGACACTTTGGTTAATGGTTATAGAACTTCTCTAAGCTGTTGGATGAGGCTGATTTGTGCTTGTGTGGTTACTTGTGGAATTGTAATTTCTACATTCACTATCAAGCTACCTCGTATGTGTCCGTTGTGATCTAAACTGTATAGACCTTGATTTGGAATTCTGAATTTAGTTTGATGACTGGTTCCGGCTGGGATATTGATATTGAATACTCTACCTTCAATACTAGGTACATCGGCAGCAGTGCCAACCATTGCATCCAGCACGTTTATCTGTAGATTGTATATCAAGTTGATCCCATCAACATGATACAATGGATCAGCTTCGATAACAAAAGTCACATATAAATCACCACGGGGTAGTGTGTTAAACATGTTGTCGCCTAGCCCCGGATACTTGATACTGCTACCAGTGGTAACTCCTTTGGGAATCTGCACGTTCACAGTCTGGCGCTCACCAGTGCTGGTTTGCACACTGATTGTTTTTTGTTGATCCGCAAGGGTTTCTCGTAGCGACAAGTTTATCCTGATGCGGAGATCTTTGTTGCGTCTCTGGTGCTGTCGATGTTGGGCAAATGGATCGCCACCACCGAATCCAAATTGGTTAAAGATATCAGCAAACGGATCGCCCGAATTAAAGTGGAATTGGAATCCCCCGCCTTGTGGTTGCGGATTATCGTATTGTTGCCGTTTGCCTGGGTCGCTTAGTGTTGAGTAAGCTTCTTGTATCTGTTGGAATTGGGCTTGGTCACCACCACGGTCTGGATGATGTTTCATTGCCAAAGATCGATAGGCTTTTTTGATGTCTGCTTCTGATGCTCCCTTAGGAACACCTAGTATAGAGTAATAGTCCATTTGCATATTTTACACGTCTTTCAACCATGTGTCAAGCTGATATCCCTAGAAAGGCAATATCAGCTTACCATTCGCAAATATTTATATTAGGCAGCGCCGGCTACTTTTTCTTTTGTACGGCCATATGCGGCAATACCAAGAACAGCACCCATTGCTACATGGAACAAGCCTGCTCCTTGCAGTGTAAGTGGTTGCCATTGATTAGTAACAGAACCGTGACTTACTGCTTGTAGCACACTCCATAAAATTGGGAATATAGTGAAGTCACATACGCACACCATCATGTACATCCAGCCCATGACTGGACGCCATTTTTTGTTGATCCAATCGGTATTGGTATTTTCCACACTGCTTTCTGCACCACCAGCAACCGCTGCGCTGGCCCCTGCAGTTAGGTTAGTTTGTGCCTGGGCTGGCGCTTGAAAGTTTTGTTGTACACCAATGTTGGTGCTGGCGCTTGGTGCACCAAGTCCTGATGTTGGTGCTCCAAATCCTGATGGTGGCAACCCTAGTGTTGCATCATCGATTGGGTGATTATCGCCTAGGTCGGCGATTGGGGTTTTTCCTGTAATTGGCATTGTTGGCTCCTTTTTGATTTTTGATTACACGTTATCAATCACGTTTAGTACACGAATTATTAGATTATTAAGTACATTCTTTCTTTCAAACTCATCGAGTGTGATGCTATCAACCGACCGATACTGTATAGTCTGCAGATTATGTCGTGCTGATTCAACTGGCAATTCCCCAGCCTTGTATAAATTTACAAAGTCTAGCACGTTGCGAGCAGATGATCCAATCCAATCGTCAGCAGTTGCAATTTCTTCTATTTCTACTAGAGACAGATCCATGGTTTTATTTTACTTCCTCGAATATTTTCTTTTGTTTATTGTACCACTCGGTCCAAAGATCAACTTTGATTTGACATTCTTTGTATTGTCCATAGTTTTCAACCACAACAGACAATGTTTTGCTCAGCTCAGTTGTGCCTTCTGGAACCAGTTTTAGGTCAGGGCACTCTGCTAATAGTTCTGCAGGCACGTCAGGAAATGTACGCTTGACCGGAACTGTGGTAGAACAGGCAGCAAGCATTAGAATAGGTACAAGTATTAGTAAACGTTTCATGGCTTGTCTGCCTTTTCTAGAGGACCTACTTCAACTATGCCCTTGCGTGGCTTGGCCGCTTGATTGAGTAGATCCAGTGCCTCTGGTGCAACACGACAATCTTTATCAATGAGTTTTTCAACTTCGCGGATCTTTTCCTGTACCACAACCACATCGTTCTTGACTACCTTAACGCGGTCAACATATACTTTCTTGATCACTGTGTTGGTCTTGACGCTCTTGGCTTCGGCTTCGGCTACCTTGGCTTCCATTTCTGCCACACGTTCACGCCATTGCATTTCAGTCGAGTATCCACCGTAGAAATACACGCCGCAAATCAACAAAAGAATACCTGCTACTCGCGCTGGAATCTTGTAGGCATTCAGCCATGGAATCCATTTAACAAGGTAGCTGGCCAGAGTTAATACTGCGCCAGTGGCCAGCACACAATACACTATGAATAGCATAAAACCGTCGGGCAATAGATGCAGTAACCACATATTATTTTCCACTCAATACATGAATAGCATGTTCAATGTGATGTATGCGATCTTCTAATCCAATATATCCGCCATTGATCTTCCGGGTCATTTTCTTGATATCTCCGGCGTCTGCTTCTACATTTAGATTATTGGTTTCCCAGAACCAGCAGGCACTTTGTACAGCACCTTCATAGGTTTCTAGAAATGGAATAACATCAGCTAGGTCTTCCTCGATGCTCATTGCAAAGTTTGTGTAGTTGGTTTTACCAGTCAATTGGATCAATCCTCTACCACGATAACGGAATCCGTCGCCCGAAGCTTCGTCACCGTTGCCCATGCGGTTGGCATAGATCTTGTTGGCAATTTTTTCTGGCTGACGAACATAACCCACTGTGCTTTCCTGTGTAGGAAAGTACTTCTTGAAAATGCCCATCAGTCCTTTGTCTGAATAGTTTAGGTTCTCACGTAGCGCACGATAGCCGCCTGACTCATGTGCTGTTTGTCCTAACCATGCTGCTACTCGAGCAGGAGTATCGATTTCATAATCCGGTAGGATTTCTTGTATGGCCAAGAACCACTGGTCTACATGTGGTGCCCCTACTAGGATTTGTCTTAGTTTTGCTTCTGTGAAATTAAATTTGAAACTCATGGTTTGCTCCTTTTACATTATTCCGGCTGCTACTTTTAGACTGGTGGTTAGATCATTTTTAGGCGCCTTGGTGTTTACTTTTACACCTGCCGCTGTTTTTAGTTTGTCTAACTCTTGATGTCCAAAACGTTTTTTGTATTCTTGTGGTGACTGTGGAACCAGTCTGTTCAGTGTGTCTAGGTCAAGTTTGTGTTCTTGGCTATCTGTGTAGTAGCGCAGTCTCCAGTCGCCAACATCTTGCTCTGTTAGGTTCATTAGATCTTTCATCATGGCCATGATGTTCTCAACAGAATCTTGATCACGCGGCATTTCTACAAACACAATATAATCACCGTCACTCATTTCGCCTGAGCTTACGTCCGCATCAATTACCCAGTCGTAGCCTTTTTCCACAAAGCTCACAATATCGTTTGCAGGCTCTTTGCCAGCAACTTTGAAGCTGACAACTACCACGTCCTGATCATCACCAAGTTTGCTTTTAAACTCGTCAACGTGCAGTTCATCATGTACTAGACGTTTGAGATCTCCGTGCTCGAGACTTTCTCTTAGAATTCTTGTCATACCATTCCTCCTGGCGCTGGTGCTGCCGGAACAGGTGGTCCACCTTCCTGTGCATCTGGTGTTTTGTAAACATCATCATCTGCACCAGTTGAATAAGCCTGCTCAATATCTTCAGCATCAATTGTTTCGTTTTCCAATTCAATTGATCCTTGTGTGACATCCTGCATTAGCTTTTTAGGCATCACGATTTCAACCAACCAAACAGGTGCTCGTGCCATTTTAGGCACTTTTGTACCTGGTTTATAATCTTTAGGATCTTTAACTTTAACTGGGTACTCAAGGGATTCTCGCTTGTAGCGTACTTCGCATCCGTACTCTAGTAGGCGCTCGCCGCCACGTGGATCAGGCATCATCTTGCGTGGCCACATAAAAGTGCAGGTTACAAAGTATTTTTCGTATACAGGACCTTCAACTAACTCACCGCGTTTCCAGTTTTCAAACACATAAAGATCCAGCTCATCAAGTACCCGTTCAAAGTCCATTAGAGTGATAACACTGCTATCGCTCATGTAGATATCTTTGACATTGTTGATGATTTTTTTAAGTTCAGCTGCCATAATCCGTTCGTTCCGTTTATGTTATTTAGCATGCAGAAGGTTTGGCAAAGCAATAGACATTATGGAGTAGCCTAGTCTAATACTTATGATTAAAAGCAAGAACTTATATACCACGTAATAGGTCTAGTGCGCCTCCGTAAATATTAATGTAGCCAGCGCAGATGTGCAGGGTCTACTGGAGATCAAGCCCATGTCTGTCTACACATTTTCTAAAACAGGAGCATCAAACTTGTCCAAACGAAAGCAACGGCTTGCAATACAGCCAGCAGCAGATAATACAATCAGCCTACAAGACTATAGAACCCAGAGGAAACCAGTAACACTAATCCCTAAAAGTCTTAATCAAGAAACATATATCGATTTACTTTCCGATCCTAAAAAACTCATTGTTTTTGCAACAGGACCTGCAGGCACGGGTAAAACCATGTTAGCAGTACTGGCCGCAATACGTGCATTTAGATCTGGAGAGTGCAGTAGGATCATTATCACTCGTCCCGCAGTTGGCGTAGATGATGAAAAGCATGGTTTCCTGCCAGGCGATTTAAATGCCAAAATGGAACCATGGACGCGGCCTATTTTTGACATCATGCAAGAATACTATCGGCCGCAGGAAATCACCCGTATGCTAGAAGACCAACAGATTGAGATTTCTCCACTGGCATACATGCGTGGGCGGACATTTAAAAATGCGTGGATAATTGCAGATGAAATGCAAAACGCGACCCCAGGTCAAATGAAGATGCTGCTTACACGATTAGGTGAAAATTCCAAATTGATAGTAACCGGAGATACCAGGCAAGCCGATCGTAAAGAAGCCGATAATGGACTACTGGACTTCCAACGTCTTGTGAGCCAATACCAACGTTGTAACTACGTAGCAGGTGTTGAGTTTGCTGGCAAAGATATACATCGCCATCCGGCAGTAGTGGAGGTGCTCAAGATTTATAAAGAAATCTAAATATAATTCAATGCAGCCAAGGTAGACTTGATATTTCCTTCGTGGAGTATAGGTCTACCCCCTGCTGCTCGCCATTCGGCAATGTTGCTCTTGCGATCATCGATTAGTATATCGCCGGGCTTGCAATGTTGCCACTTGTCCTTACTGAAAGGACCAAACATAACCGGAATATCGGGAAAGTAATTCTGCACCCAAATAACCTTGTCATAGAATGCCCACGGCACGTCATTGCCCTTGGGTACCGCAGTTAAAAACATCAGATCCCAGCCCTGGGCGTTGCATATAGCCTTGCAATTATTGACCAGCTCGTCTGCATAAGGTGTCTTGACTAGATCTCTATAGAGTCTTTTGTTGCTGGCTAGGTTGTACCATGCTTCGTCTGGATAGACCCCCGAGCTAGGTGGTAAGCCTAGCGTTCGTGCGGCATACTCATCAAAGTCGGCAACCACGCCGTCCATGTCTAGATATAGTGTTGTCATAGAAATAAGGGGGCCGTAGCCCCCTGGTTGAGTTAGTCTTTCTTTTCAGTGAATTCAGCATCCACGATATTGTCATCGTTGGATTCTGTTTTCTCTTTTGTGCCTGGAGTAACTTCAGGTTGAGAAGACTGCTTTTCAGCTTCTGCTTTTTGTGCAATGTCCATGAGTGGCAAGAACTTAGGAATGCTTTCTTCTAAAGACTTTTGGATAGCCTCTACATCATCACCATTGATTGCTTCTTTGATCAGCTTCAGGTGCGACTCAATTGCTTCTTTCTGTTCTTCAGTCAGCTTGTCACCGTGTTCTTTGAGATTTTTCTCAACACCCCACACTTGATGTTCTGCGGTGTTTCGACTCTCAATGAGTTCGCGCTGTTTCTTATCTGCATCTGCATTGAGTTCAGCATCCTTGACCATTTGTTCAATCTCAGACTCTGTGAGTCCACTATTGGCCTTGATAGTGATGTTGTTCTCTTTGCCAGTTGCCTTGTCCTTGGCACTTACCTTGAGGATACCGTTTGCGTCAATGTCAAAGGTAACTTCGATCTGTGGCATGCCGCGTGGTGACGGAGGAATGCCATCCAGGTTAAACTCACCCAGCAGTTTGTTGTGCTGTGCAAGTTCACGTTCACCTTGGTGTACCTTGATAGTAACAGCAGGCTGATTATCATCAGCAGTAGAATACACCTGGCTGGTTTTGGTAGGAATAGTTGTGTTCTTTTGAATCAACTTGCTCATGATACCGCCCATGGTTTCGATACCCAGTGAGAGTGGTGTAACGTCTAGCAACAGGACGTCGGTTCTACCGCCGCCCAATACATCACCCTGTACAGCCGCACCCGCGGCCACTGCTTCATCTGGGTTCACGTCCTTGCGCGGTGCTTTGCCAAAGAAACTTTCTACATAGCCCTGCACCATTGGCATACGTGTTTGTCCACCAACCAGGATAACATCATCGATGTCAGCAACTGTGATGCCTGCATCTTTTACTGCTTGACGGCAAGGTTCAATACTACGTTCAACCAAAGTAGTTACCAAGCTCTCAAACTTGCTACGACTGATCTTGACTGTTAGATGTTTTGGTCCACCTGCATCTGCTGTGATGTAGGGCAGATTTACCTCAGTTTGCGCACTTGAAGACAATTCAATTTTTGCCTTCTCTGCGGCATCTTTAAGACGTTGCAGGGCTAGAGTGTCTTTGGTTAGATCAACACCGCTGTCTTTCTTGAACTCTGCAATCAAGTAGTCAATGATGGCCTGGTCAAAGTCTTCACCACCTAGGAATGTATCACCATTGGTTGCTAGAACTTCAAACTGCATGTCGCCATCAACATTGGCAATCTCAATGATTGAAACGTCAAATGTACCGCCACCCAAGTCGTAAACAGCAACCTTGCTGTCTTTCTTAGCACCTTTGTCCAAGCCATAAGCAAGAGCAGCCGCTGTTGGCTCGTTGATGATACGCAACACTTCTAGGCCAGCAATGGTACCTGCGTCCTTGGTTGCTTGACGCTGGCTATCGTTGAAGTATGCAGGCACAGTGATCACAGCTTGTGTGACAGGTTGGCCAAGATAGTCCTCGGCAGTCTTTTTCATCTTGCGCAGTACTTCGGCACTGATCTGTGGTGGAGCAAGTTCTTGCTCATTTGCCTTTACCCATGCATCGCCATTCTTTGCTTCTACAATTTTGTATGGAGCATGTTTAGCATTTTTCTGAACTTCAGCATCTTTGAACTTGCGTCCGATCAGTCGCTTGGCAGCATAGATTGTGTTTGTTGGATTGGTTACAGCCTGTCGCTTGGCAGGAGCACCAACTAGAATTTCATCATTGGCGTATGCAACGATACTAGGTGTAGTACGTGCGCCTTCTGAATTTTCGATTACTTTGGGTTTGCCGTTCTCAATCACGGCTACGCATGAGTTAGTGGTACCTAGGTCGATACCTATGATTTTAGCCATTTTTTTCTCCTATAAACAAATGGGTTTTTGTACAGTCCCCACCCGGGCAACTGTACAAAAATATTTATCCCTAGTTTACAGGAGAATTAGAGATTATGCAATAGGCTTTGGGCTAATCGAGCGTGAAGGATGATCAGCAATCCAGCGCAGGACTTTTGCTTCTGTTCCCCAGCAGGACTGTGGCGCATGCATATAGATCCAGCCAGTGATGTCTTTTAGCGCAGGCAGATTCTCTGTGTCTGCACTACCTACAGCACCAAACAGATCATTGCTCAGTACACTGTGCAAAAATCCGCCTACAGGAATACCGCGTTCAACAAACTCTGTCAACGCATACTGTGTGTGAGACGGAATGTCGTACCCGTTAAAATCAAGCATTAATGCTCTCCTTATTAATCGTAAAACGATACATGGGTTCTACTTCACGCAGGAAGTCCGAGCCCACATCCATGCTCACATAGTTGTAGCCCTGCATGCCCTGTTCACTGTACGTGATATCTTCGCATGCCTGGCGAGTAAAGCCTAGGCTACGCATGAGTCCACGGAACTCGTCAATCCAACGTGGGTCAGTGTAGATAACTCCTTGTGCATATATGTCCCAAGACTTGGTGTCAAAGTAAGCACGGAGCTCGCCAAAATCACCGTCTTCATTGGTGTATGCAAGTTCCACACGAAGCACAGTAACAGCCTTTTCAAATTGGGTCCAAAGACCCTTGCCGTCCGTGTGGGTTTGCCAGTTTACTTTTTTATCTAACATTAGATTGCCTTTACAAAATTCAATTGGGTTACCTTGGCGCCACTGTGATACTGGCTGACTTCAGTACGTTTGACTTTGCCAGCAATACGCCCGCTTCGAGCCAGGTCCTGGTGTGCGGTTAAAAAACTAACCATGTTGCCGTTGTTGTCGTGTCCTGTGACACTGTGGCAATTATACTGCTGAAGGTATCTGCTGTCAATCAGGGTAAAGTCCAATTGTATTTTCTCGCCCACACGACCCAGGTATTCGCTGGTACCAGCTAGGCTAAATTTAGCCTCGTCCTTTGCCTGGCGCTCTAGCATGCCAGCATAGGTCTTGGGCACAAATGCAACTATGCCGCAGTCACGCTGGGTACAAGTAGCCTGGCTGATAGTTTCGCTGAGATTAAATTGGAAATCGTTAACACGACGGTCTGCAAGTTTCTTGATCAGCACGTCACCCTGGATAGCACTGATAGCCGCATCTGCTTGTGCAAAGTCTTCGTCGGTGGGCACCAGCTCTGGATTGCTACCAGGCTCAATTGCAAAACTGTTGAACATCAAGGTCTTGTTTGGCACCACTTCAACAACCGCATCTTTCTCAGTGTCAAAGAAAAGAGTGTCTTTGTACATGGCACCGTTCACACGCTGTGCCGCGAAGGCCAGAGCAACCAGTGTGCGAGATTCAATCTTGTAGGTCTTGGCCATGTTATTAAAGTCCGTTCACTAACATGCACACAATAAAACCAGCCACAAATGTACAGGTGTACATCACTGCACGATCGCCCTGCTCAGGGGTTGGGGTTGGAATAGCGTCAATCAATTGGATAAGAAAGTTTGTCATTTTACATGCTCCAGTAGGTTTCGCTTGCAGGGTTGCAACACCAAGGGGTGTCACGATCAATTTGAATGTCTTTGCCAGTCATCAAATTCTTAACAGTCACCATCTGTGGGTGGAACTCAATACGGAAACCTTTTTTGGTTGGGTAGAGTTCGTATTGCAGTTCACGCACTTCGCGTTTCATTTCTGCGGCATCACGATTCTGCCAAACTGTGGTACTAACCAGACGCTCGCCGCTTTTGGTACGACGATCCGTTTTATAGATGTACATGGTGTGAGCTTGTTTCATATTAAGCCTCCTGAGCAGTAAGACGAGCATCCATCATTTCGGACAGGATGAACTTGGCAATGTTCATCTGCTTGCGGGCGGCTTCGTTGCGACCCATTGCCAGCAGTTCTTGTGCATCACTCAGCACACCCATTGCAACCATTTCTAAGCCGCTGAATCGAGCAGTAAGCGATTGCATGTATTCTTCACGGATATCTTCTGTGGACATACCGTAGCAGTTTTGTTCGAATTCTGTCATTTCTAGCTCCTTTTTGTTAACCTATGCCATAGTATAGCAAAA